GTATATGCCCTGGTGGTGAAATTGGTAGACACGCTGGTCTTAGAAGCCAGTGCGCGAGCGTGACGGTTCGAGTCCGTCCTGGGGCACCAAACAATGCGGGAATAGCTCAGTTGGTAGAGCACTACCTTGCCAAGGTAGATGTCGCGAGTTCGAGCCTCGTTTCCCGCTCCATTTAATCGGAGTGTAGCGCAGTCTGGTAGCGCATCTGGTTTGGGACCAGAGGGTCCAAGGTTCGAATCCTTGTACTCCGACCATTTAAGGAGAATTATGTTATTAGCCGCAGGTGACAGTATTATATTTGGATCTGAATTAGATGACGAATATGGTAACTACAGTCATAAGACATTTCCTGCATTATTGGCTAAAGACTTAAATCTCGACTATGCTTGTGTAGCAACGCCAGGCATTAGTAATAGCGGTATTGCAAGATCCGTTATTTCTTACGTAGAAAAAAATAAAGTAGACATTGTTATAGTATGTTGGACCTTTGCTAACAGGCAAGAGTTTTACATTAACAATAAGTTTGAAACTTTAAATGGATGGGTACATAATCCAGATAATAAGTTTGATAAAAGTGTTGAGCAGTTTTCAAAAGATTATTTTAAAATTGCAAGTTCAGATTTTTATGAAACTTATTCAAGTTTAAAAGAAGTGTTATTGTTACAAAATTATCTAAAGGTTAGAAACCAAAGATACATTTTTACTGCAAACACAAGATTCCATCTACAGCAACATGAATTGTTGGAAACATATAATTCTGCTATAGATTGGACACAATGGGCATGGTTCGAAGGCGATGGTTTTTATGACTGGGCAAAACGTAAAAAGTTTCCTACTGGTCCAGAAGGTCATCCTTTAGAACAAGCACATGAAGAAGGTTTTAATTTAATTGCCTGGATAGCTCAGGGGTAGAGCGTCTCCTTTACACGGAGAGGGTCCGCGGTTCGAAACCGTGTCCAGGTACCATATTATTCCCCAGTAGCACAGCGGTAGTTGCACTTGACTGTTAATCAAGGTGTCCGTGGTTCGATCCCACGCTGGGGAGCCAGACTCGCCCTTACACATGGCGTACAATAGGATAAGTAGTGTGTAACAAATTTCGGGGGTGTAGCTCAGTTGGGAGAGCGCCTGTTTTGCAAGCAGGAGGCCATCGGTTCGATCCCGTTCACCTCCACCAGAAATGCTCGGTTCGTCTATCGGTCTAGGACACCGCCCTTTCACGGCGGGAAGAGGGGTTCGATTCCCCTACCGAGTACCACAATAATGCGGGTGTAGCTCAGTTGGTAGAGCACTTGCCTTCCAAGCAAGATGTCGCGAGTTCGAACCTCGTCGCCCGCTCCAACTTACCAAAGTAGTTGACTTAACTACAAAAGACTGTATAATTAACACATTAAAGGACATAACAAATGAACATTTCTCTCCGCAAGGCAAACGCATTACAAAACAGCATCAACGAAACAATCAAAGGTCTTGACTTTGATGTGTTGGTTAAGATTAACGAGTTTCAGGATCCTGAATCTGAAATCAACAAAGCGGCAACAGCCGTTAAAACTAACATTGCTCGTAGAGCAGATTTAGTTAACGCTCTTTACGAAATTCGTAAAAGTGTAAGTGGTGCTAACACACAAGTTGGTATTGATAACAGATTGGCAGATGTTGCCCATCTAGAAAAACAAATCCAATTCTACAATGGATTGGCTGGCAACAAAGCTCGTGAAAGCGAGGCAGTAGTTGCAGGTCGTTTGGAAAAGCTCAAAAACGACAAAGGCGAAAGCCGTCGTAGCATTTACGGCTACAACGACACAGTAGACACCAGTGTGTTTACTAAGGAAGACTTAGATGGTTTCCGTAGAGAAGTAGCAAAGGCTAAAAAGTCTAAGCAAAAACTTCAGGACGAAATCCTGGAGTTGAATGTCCAAACTCAAATTACTTTGAGTGCTACAGCAGAGAAAACTCTGCAAGCAGAAGGCATTCTGTAATACACCCGGGTCTAATCAACCGTTATTGATTAGGGTGGAGGACATCACCATAGAAACGTCTAGGTACATAAGGACTTGACCTACCAGCCCTGTTCGGGGATATGGAAACAACCTTAGGTGAGGAACGCTAACCTCTCCCATAAGAAAAAAATACGTGGACAGAGTAACAGCTCGGTCTAGGGCGCATGTGGTGTGTGTGGCTAGACACTTTATAAATGCTTTCTGAATGGCTACACTGGAGTACATCGAGTAACCCTGAAGTCGACTATACAGGTAAAAGTTGCCAGGAAGAGTAGGGCCATCGCGGATTCAAGCGCCACAGAGAGCACCTATAAAGTTTATCGCGGTGTATGGAAGTGGTCATCCGTTCGGTCTCATAAGCCGAGAATCGCAGGTTCGAATCCTGCCACCGCAACCAGTTTTGGCAACGGCGCAAGCCTGAGCCTGGAGTAGAGAAGGAGATGAGGATAGACGCACTAAGGCTACATGCCTTAGTATTTGATCTCTTATAAAGATCAAATGACTAATACTGTCAAACATGGCTTGAAACCGTGTTCGTGCTTGTGTGAGCCAGTCTAACTGTAATCGACTTTGTGAATTTGATAACTGGAAATATTGCAAGCCCCTGTGACTTGATCCTTGTGGTTTGTTTAGAGGTCTTGAAAACCTCGTTTTGCACGTTGTCCAGTCTATTACTTGCCTTTCTCTCTCCACCCGTTTTATTAGTAAGTAGTCAAGGTTCTATAAACATCCGTAAGGTGCAAGCAAATCTCGGAAGGATTTGCAAGTAGAAGTTATAAACTTTAGTGTTTTAAGCCAATATGGATCCAGCGCCGGTACACGGTGAGCAGATTGAGGCTTTAAGAACTCCATGTTGGGCTGGACTACAGAAGCAGTGAACGTACCACTGGGCGGCCCCGAGCATCGTCTCAAACCAAAACTTCAGACGTAGTACTTACTAATAATCCCATTAACTTAGCACTAAATGATAAATAATTATATGCTAACATTTATCCAAGACCTTTCTAACCCATTACTTGAGTTTGTCAAGGATGACCCTGTGCGTCCGGAATTGCCAAAAGAATTCCGTGTTAGCAACAACCGTTTTGTTAGTGCTTTGGTAGAAGAAAAACCACGTGCTATGGTTTGCGTAAGTCTACATGATTTTGTTCCAACAAAAGTAGACGATTTGAATTTGGCACCAACAGAACCCACAACAGCGATTTTTTACACCATTTGGAGTTATGCTCCAGGTGCGGCAGGCGAACTACTTTTTGCCACAGTAAAACAAATCCAAGAAATGTTCCCTACAGTTACTCGTTTTGTAACACTTAGTCCAAAAACTGAAATGGCATACAAGTTCCATATCAGGAATGGTGCATTTGTGTTGCAAGAAAACGACACCACTGTGAACTACGAATACCCCATAAACCGTTGACTTTAGTAAGGAAAGGTTATATACTTAGTATGTGACCGTGAGCAAATAGGCAGAGCTCTCACCCTTACGGGTCGAGGAAGGGACTAGGCCATAGTGCCGTCTTTGGGGGTTCGATTCCCTCCGGTCACACCAATTCTCGCTGTAGTTCAATGGATAGAACGATTCTCTCCTAAAGAATAAATCCAGGTTCGATTCCTGGTGGCGGGACCAAATTAAAAAGGAGTTTATGTATAAAGTAATATGGAAAGATGAAAGCGGTAGCGATTACGAAAGAGAATTTGATAACTTAGGTCCAGCAATGGATTGGGCAAAGACTCTAGCAGTATTTGTAACCATAAAGAGCAACCAATACGAAATCGTAGGTAAGTTTGGCGCAGATAGTATCAAGGACGGAAAGTGTCCAGATGGCGTCGACTATACTTGGATGAAAAGGAGAAGTCAATGAAACGTACGATTGAAATTAGAGCCGCAGAAGGCGGTGAGGATAGCAAGTTATTTGTAAAAGATATGGCGCAAGCCTATATCAAGTTTGCACAAAGCAAGGGTTGAACTACCCGCCTGATAAATGAGTATCTTGGCGAAGTTCATATCTTTGTCGAGGGTACTGATTTATCCGGCTTAGAAAACGAGTGCGGGGGACATAGAATCCAGCGTGTCCCTCCAACTGAAAAACGTGGTCGTGTTCATACTAGCACCGTTACTGTCGCCGTTATAGACCGCGATTCAGAAATCGGATCTGTATCTATACCAAACAATGATTTAAAAATTGAATGGTACAGCGGTACAGGTGCTGGCGGACAACATAGGAATAAACACCAAAATTCTTGTCGGATAACCCACATACCTACGGGCATAATTGTTACTGCCCAAACACGAAGTCGTCAAAATAGCCTAAATGCGGCTATGCAGGATATACAATTCCGTCTTGACAACGAAACCAAAAGGCAGTATAATAGCAGTATAGCAAGTGATAGAAAACAACAAGTTGGATCAGGTATGCGTGGAGATAAAATCCGCACTTACAGATTCCAAGACGATGTTGTTAAGGATCACTTAACAAATAAAACATCTAGCGTGAAACGAGTTCTCGCTGGTAATTTCGATTTATTGTGGAGATAATCATGCCGTGGATTCAAAATGTGGCACTAGCGGACATTCCAAAAAAGCACCACGTTGCTGTGGGCGAGAATTCCATGCTGATTCAGATTGTGGATCCTGCTATGGAGTTTCCTACTCCTGCACACAGGTTCAAGGAAGTTCATCAGTTTGAATTTCTTGACCTCGAGCGTGGCGATCCCTGGGGTGAAGAATTTAAGATTACTGATGCACAAGCCGCAGAACTTGTAGGCTTGCTACAACATGCTCTAGACAATCGCATGGACGTTATTGTTCATTGTGTTGCCGGTGTGTGTCGTAGTGGTGCAGTATGCGAAGTTGGTGTTATGATGGGCTTTCAGGATACCGAAGCATTTCGTAGCCCTAACTTAATGGTCAAGCACAAGATGATGAAAGTCTTGGGTTGGACTTACGATGAACAAGAACCGCACACTATCAACGGTGTGCCGTTCGAATATGATGAACTAGGCAACAAGAAGATTATTCTTCCGCCGCAACGTGAGGAGGATTGGGAATGAGTTTATATAACATGCTTTTTGGTACAAACCCAGATGCCGATAAACTTTTATCGCTTTTGGATGCTACACGTGAAGACTTCGGACGTTTCCGTAATGTTTACATGAGTGACGGTTACATCGTTGTTCATACTCGTTGTGGTGGCGGTAACCGCGAAGACTACTTCCCAGAATGGGTTGAAGACCATCCGTGGTATTCGCACGACGAGGATGACTCGTTTGACTGCACTTATGCAGACATCTACTTTAAGGTTCCTGAGAACCACAAGGACTTTCTTGCTATCATGAATCTTAACGAAGGTTCTAAGCCAAACGAACAATGGGCAGAACTTCTTGGAATGATGGAAGCAATGAAAAAGTAATACTAAAGTTAATACTTTAGCACAGGAACCCTGCAACCTTTTTGGTTGACAGGGTTTCGTTTTGAGTGTATAATACTAATATAAAGAGTTAAGGAAGAGCGAAAAATGAAAACATGGATTACAAGCGATTTGCACTTTGGGCACAAGAACATTATGAAGTTCTGCCCAGTGACAAGAGCAAGATTTAATGACGATGTTGCGTACATGAATAACGCAATGTGTGATGAATGGAACCACAAAGTTCGACCCGAAGATACAGTTTATATCTTAGGTGACGTGGCATTTATGTCTGGTAGCGATGCTGGACGTATTATGAACCGTTTGAATGGTAACAAGATTTTAATTGAAGGTAACCACGATAGAAAGACATTACAAGATGTAACTTTCCGTACAGCATTTAAGGAAGTCCACAAGTATTTGGATATTACATATGACGGTCACAAGATTGCTATGTTTCACTATCCAATTGCCGAGTGGGACCAAATGCACCGCGGAGCATTACACTTTCACGGACACTTGCACGGTGGTGTAAGTGGGTTGGAAAAGTACCGTGCGTTAGACGTAGGTATGGACTCGACTGGTGAGATTGTTGTGTCAATGGAATATGCTATTGGTCGAATCAAGAACAACGAGATTAAAGGACATCATGTATGAGTTATTATGACAGATATTGTAATGTTAATGTTCTAAAAGGAAAGGTTTTAGAAAGCATTAACGAAAGCGGCGACGAGATTGTTTTTAAGACTATCGATGGGGAAACTTATCGTATGTACCATGAACAAGACTGTTGCGAAAGCGTAAGCATAGAAAGCATTGTAGGCGAATTAGAAGACTTAGTTGGGTCTGAGATTTTAATGGCTGAAGAAGTTGATGGCGAAAGCCCAGCAGACTTCGAAGCATACGAATCTTATACTTGGACATTCTACAAGTTTGCAACTCGCAAGGGTTATGTGGACATTAGATGGCTAGGTCAGTCTAACGGCTACTATTCAGAAAGTGTTAGTTTTGTAAAAGAATAAGGAGTTTGATATGACGATTGTAGAAAGAGCAAGAATCTTTGCAACCGCGGCACACACGGCTGTGGCTCAATTGCGTAAGTACACGCACGAGCCCTACATCGTCCATCCTGCCGAAGTTGCTAAGATTGTTAGCACAGTTCCGCATACACCGCAAATGTTAGCCGCGGCTTGGTTACACGATGTTGTAGAAGATACAGGTGTTACCTTAGAAACTATTCGTGCCGAGTTTGGTGACGAAGTTGCTACATTAGTTGGATGGTTAACTGACGTTAGTCGTCCAGAACAAGGCAATCGTGCTACTCGCAAGGCAATCGACAGAGCACACTCTGCGATGGCTCCAAAAGAAGCACAAACAATCAAGTTAGCAGACTTAATCTCTAACACTCGTAGCATCATGGAACACGACGAAGCGTTTGCCAAGACATACTTAGTAGAGAAGAGGTTATTGTTAGAAGTTATGGATAAGGGTGATGCCACATTAATGGCAGAAGCCAGAAAGTACATTGGTGAGTAAAATGTTTAAGGACAAGTTAAAGGATTACGTTGCTACATCCGGACTG